ATTATAGGAAACCACGGAAACCACGGAAACCACGGAAAACAAATAAGGGGCTTTTCTTTCCGTTATTTCCTTAATTTCCGCCATTTCCGCCATTTCCGGAGTACCTGGGGAGAGTAGAACACCGCCGGGCTTTATGCAGAATCAGCAATAAAAGCTGGGTTTGCTTGGCTAAAACGGGGCCTTTTTAGGGTTTTTGGCTCCGTTTTGGCTCCGTTTCATATCATGTCACGATCATGACAACAAAAACCCCAATGTTTACAGGCCCAAGAATCCATGTCCAGGGATCTCAAAACATCTTAAATAAAAACCCCAATGTTTAAAGGCTTTTACTTTTAGATCATCAGAATCTTAAAATCTTAAAAACGAAAAACCCAATGAAATTAGGCTTTTGATTTTGAATGTCTTTTATCTTAAAACATCAATTTTAAAAACCCCAATGTTTATAGGCTTTTGATTTTACATCATTCTGTCTGTAATCTCTTAAAAATAAAAACCCCAATGTTTATGGGCTTTTGATTTTGGATGTCTTTCATCTTAAGATCCTTAAAATAAAAACCCCAATGTTTAAAGGCTTTTGATTTTAGATCATTCTGTCTGTAATCTCTTAAAAATAAAAACCCCAATGAAATTAGGCTTTTGATTTTGGATGTCTCTTACCTGTAAATCCTTAAAATAAAAAACCCAATGATTATAGGCTTTTGATTTTAGATCATTTCTCTGTACAGAATCTTAAAATTAAAACCCCAATGAAATTAGGCTTTTGATTTTTACGTGTGCTCTGTGTGCTCTCATCAAATTAAAAAACCCAATGTTTATAGGCTTTTGAAAAATCATCTGTGAGCTGTGTCAAATCTTGAAAAAAAAACCCCAATGAAATTAGGCTTTTGATTTTGTATGCTTTGCTGTGTCAAATCTTGAAAAAAAAACCCCAATGAAATTAGGCTTTTGATTTTTACTCATGCTGTGTGTGCTCTCATGAAAATACAAACCCCAATGAAATTAGGCTTTTATAAAATGATGTGTTTGCTCTGTCTTTTATTAAAATAAAAAACCCAATGAAATTAGGCTTTTGATTTTTACATGTGCTCTGTGTAGAGTCCAAAAAATAAAAAACCCAATAAAATTAGGCTTTTCAAAAATGATGTATCTTTTATGTTCAAGGATTTTAGAGAACCCCAATGAAATTAGGCTTTTAAATTTGATGTGTCTTTTATGTCCAGGGATCACAAACCCAGGCCCAACAACCCCACAAGCACCAAAGTAGGGCCTTAAAACGGCTTAAAACGGCCACTATGGGCCAAATCAGTAGGCCAATCGATCATCATTTAAAACACCAAAAACAGAGTCATTTAAACGAAAAAACGCAGAGTTGACAGCGTCAGATACATTAAAACGCAAGACAAAGTCATCCGGAGTTATTGCAAAGTTTATCCCATCAATGACAGACTCACGAGCAAGCTGCGAACTTTCGCCAGGCGGGGTAATTTCAATTTTTATAGCAGATGACAACTCCAGGCCTAAAACAGCCAGTTGATTGCTCGAACTTAAAGTGTCAATATTTAGAACCATTTGAGAAAACCTAGGTAAAGCGTCTTTAAATTTTGATAAAAGAAATATTGCAGCCTGCTCAACATCAGCGTCAGTTGAATTTAATAAGTTGCTTCTTTCCAAAACACGTTTTAAATATTTTGATTGACTCGAAGTGTCCTCCTTTGTTTGCAAGCTGCCACCCTCACGGGTCAAGTTTATGACGTTAAAAATTAGGTCATCATCAACCGGTTGATTTACCTCCAAATAAGGAATATCAGAACCATCATCAGAAAAAACTGTTGTGGTTGCACTTGGAAACGAGCTATGACGCTTTTTAAAATTTAAAGTCCCATCAGCACCAACAAAAAAACTTCCGTTCTCTGACTTTTCGATTTCTTGAATTAAAGCTAAAACGTTTGTCGATTTATTTATTGCTTGCATAGTTGAATTACCAGTCTCAACAGAAGTGGTACCCGAGAACGAAACCTGACTATTTGATAGGATTGATGAAACCATTGTGCCTGAATCAGATGAGCCAGCAGTTAAGCTATTAACTTCAATGTTTGCTAATTTTACAAAAGCATCAGAGCATGAAACCTCAACCTTTGATGTTGTTTGATTAGGATATTGAGTTAACCAGTCAGTTACAAAACCAGTATACAAATTTGTGTGAGCGGACTCACCAGCCACCAAACAATCTATAACAACAGTTATCAATGGTTCAATCCCAGGAAAATATGGACTTGATGAATTAGCAGGGTTAAACCTTCCATCTGCTGAATTTTCAAGCGTGATTGTTGCAGTACCTGAACTGAAACTGTTTAGATCCCTGGACCTTCCACGAGATATGCTGACACTTTGAACAAAAGACGTGACATCAGTTAAAACAACCGCACCAGCCAAAACATTACCAGCACTCAAAACACCACGGATCGCGTCATCCAAAGTGAAAACGTTTGGAGTGAAACCAAAACGTACCCTTAGAGTCGGTGCAGCCATTAGACGATGTCAAAACCTGTTATACGCAAAGGCAGTGGACCGTTGCGTCTTTGGAATTTTCTAAGTTCATCAACAATTGATCTGCCAACCTCGGTGCCGTCAGTTCCCATGCCAGCGTTTACGTTTATGTTTATATTTGTCTGGCCAAGGTTGTCGCCAGCTCTCGACAACGGAATGACAGCCTCAGGCCCACCCTCGCCAATTAAGGCAGTTGTGGGTTGGGTCACTATTCCACCCCTGGCCAATCTAGGTATGCTAGGTAAATCAGGTGGGTCAATGTCAATGCCAAAGAAACTGAAACCCAGTCCTTGATTTAAGCCATTTATAAAATCGTTTATTTTGTCAATTACTTTATTAAAAACAAATTTGACACCCTCAAAAACAACACCAGCTGAAGTTTTAAGAACCGTGCTGATTGTTTCAAGCAAACCCTTACCAAACTCTTTTAATTTAGGTGCAATAAAGTCCTTGACCTTAACAAGACCATCGATGATAACTCGTCTCAAGGTGCCAGCGAAGTCCCAAGAGTTTTTAAAAAAATCAAGCAGACTTCTAAAAATACCTTTAAAACCATCAACAGCCAATGCGACATCGCCAGTCAATAGACCAGTTATGACTTTGACAACAGACTCAAAGAACTCTTTTAATTTCATAAATGCGGTTGTGACAGAATTTACAGCTGACTCAAAACCCTGTTGAAACCCGTCGCCTTTGAAAAATGTTATAAAATTTTTAAATAAGTTTTTTAAAAACTCTACAGAATTTTCTACAAAGTTTCTAAAACCCTCAACATTATCAAAAGCAAAACGAAAACCAGCTGCAAGTGCTGCAATTAATCCAAGCACAACAGTGAATGGACTAAATAAAGCCAAAAATGCAGATCCCAAAGATACAACAGATGCAAGCAGGATCCCGCCAATAACAACAGCCAAAGCAGTAAATGCAACTTTAGGGTTGGCCCTTGCAAATTTTTGTATCTTGTCAAAAACAGGAGTCAAACGCTTCTCAAGTGTTTGGAACGCAACGCTTATATTATTTATCAAACCCTGGAACTGGTCAGATCCAATAAACTCCTTTACATTATCGCTAAACGCTTTTACTCGTGGAGCCAAACGGTCAAAAGTTTCTCTTGCATTATCAATAAAATCTAAAAGAACAGGTGCTAATTTTTGGCCGATTTGGATTACAAAAACATTTAACGCAGCCCGCAATTTATCTAAGACAAGACCAATACCTGACGCTCCAGTTTTAAAGGCTTCATCGGTGGCACCAACAGCCTCACCAGCAGCTTTGAGTTCGCTCGCAAACTTAGCTGCACCTTTACCAGTTAAAGTCTGTGCTGCGTTTGCAGCCTCAACCCTAGTAAAGTAAGCAGACAATGAAACACCATTTCTATCGGCTTCTTCTTTGATTAAAGCAAGAGCAGACTGAACGTCACCCCCGTCTTTTATAAAATTACGGAAGTCCTTACCGGCAAGTTCTTTAAATATTTTAGAAACTTTAGATGACGGCTTTGCTAATGCAGAAAAAATAGCACGCAACTGAGTAGCAGCAACAGAAGTCGGAGTACCAGCCGCAGTGATTGTCGCCAAAGCAGCAGTCACATCACCGAAAGCAACTCCAGCAGCCGCAGCAACAGGTGCAACTTGGAATAAAGAACCTGACAATTCGTCAACAGTTGTTTTACCACCTTTAACAGCCGTGAAAATTAGATCAGATGCCTCACCAACAGTTATAACATCAGCACCAAAAGCGTTAACAACAGATGACAAACCATCAACAGCAACCTCTAAAGTTGTAGCACCACCAACGGCCAATTTATTTGCAGTTTCTAAAAACGCAAAAACGTTATCAGGCGGCACACCAGCAGACAAAGATGAATACAATGATGGGATTACTTCCTCTGGTAACTTTCCTATTTCTTTTGACAAAGCAAGAACATCATCCGTCATTTGCTCCATTGCATCAGAAGTGATACCAGGCAACAACGTGAAAACCTCAAGTATGCCATCCTCAAAAGCACGAAACTCGCCGATGGCTTTAGTTGCAACAGCACCAGCAGCAACACCGATGCCAGCAAAAACCTTATTTATTTGACCGCCTACACGGTTCATGTCCTTACCTAAAGCGTCAAAAGACTTACCGACACGGCCAACTTTGCCTAAGAATTTCTTAGTGTCGGCTAAAAATTCAAACCTTAAAGTTTTCTTTGCGTCACCCATTACTTACCTTTTATAACCCTTTGTACAATTTTAAACATTTCATCTGCATACTCAGCAGAGAGTCCAGGCACAATCCTGGCTATTGTTTTTTCAGCAACATAACCTCCAAATTTTGTGCCTTCCGGAAAACCACCACGCTCGGTCCAAAAGTCACCAACCCATTCTTTATAAACTCTTCGCTTCATTTTTTCAGCAGGATAATATGAACCACGGATCCCACCCTGGCCTTTTGGATTAGCGATTGCTCCTCTTTGAGTTTTTGAAATTGTATTTGACGGTCGGTCGTTTGCTTTACCCACAACTAAATTTGGGATAAATTGATATTTACGACCAAACTCTAGGTTTCTAACGAACTTGTTGGTTTTACGGATGTCCAGGAACGCAGTACGGTCAGTACCACCACCCACATAACCAGCAGAACCCCTGGTCCTTTTAGGAACAGCAGCACCCTCCTCTTTTTGACGGAGTGCTTCTGCACGAGTTGATAACTCAACTTCTTTAGATAAAGACTTATGAAACGCACGAAACTCCTTCCGGACCTCCCCGGCTTGCTCCATGCCACGAAGTCCAAAAATTATATCATCTAAACCTTGTGCAGCTATGCCGCTGCCTGCGGTTCTTTTGAATGTACCTTTAGCCATTAATTTCTCTTCTCTTGCTCAGATCGTCTAATTAAAGACTCCTGTAAACCAAGAAAAAACTCGAGTGGCATATCGGCCACTTCTACCGGACTGAGTCCAGCAGCCAATGCAACGTCACAAATTAGGCTCACGAAGTGACCCGGACCTAGTCCGAGGAATCATCTCCATCCAAGCCATCAATATTTGAAACGGTCTCCAACCACTTATCAAAAGAAGTGACTGTGCCAAGTCTTTTTGAAGCATGCCAGCATAAAAACATTAACTCCTCGAAACCTAAGTTCTGCAATTCAGCAGCTGGTCGGTTTCCAAATTTACGCTCTACAGCAACAAAGTCGATTGGCCTTAGTTCGAGCTCTTGCTTAGTTTCGTCTACATACACCAAAGTGAGCTGGTGTAACCCTGATGAACCTGCCACGATTAACTCGTAGCTCTCGAGATTGTCCCGTTGGTGGGCCAGGTCACTGATACGGTGGCGAGGTCACCTACGGCATTCCCTAACGGCACATGCTGAGTCACCAAACAGTTACCGCTATAAGATGGATTTGTAGCACTTACTGAACCGCTGGTAGGTTTAACAAGAAATGCAACAGAAGTTCCAAGGATTGGAAATATAGTTGCGTCAACTTCGCTGCTTGCGAAATCATTGTTGAACTCCAAGCTCAAGCTCCCATCTTTAAGTCCGCCTTTTCTGGACCTAAAAGTTGCACCCATGGCCGTATCATCCTGCTCTTCAGCTGTGATATCCAGGGTCACGGAACGAACGTGGTCAGATAAGTCTACTGAATTGATTGTCACTGACGCATCAGTGAAAACAAAAGTAGCCATAAAATTATCCTTTTCTTTTTTTTACTTGAGATAAGGCTACTAAACGGATCCCCAAAAGAGTCATGGTGGCCTAGAAAAAATAAAGGCTATCAGGTGTCCAAACAGGCCATTTAAAGCCGTTTTAAGAGCTTTGTAATGTGCCTTGGCCCTACAGTCCCGGACTGAGCAAATAAGCCGTGTCGGCCATTTACAGGCTCAATCAGGGCTTTTTGGCTTTTTTTCTCTTCTTAAGTTCCATCTGTAAAATTTATTCATTTTAGAGTCAAGAAACCAGTACAGCTCCCACCACAACTCCTTTTTTAAATTAATTAATTTTTGTAAATTTATCTTTTTCATTAGGCTCCTCCCAACAATGAGCAGACTCGGACCAATGACCCCAGCCTTGGCTCGTTTTATATTTTAAAAATGCAGCAAAGTGCGTAGACAAGTGCGGATCCCTTGGATTACCGCTAACGTTTAATTTATATTCAACCCAACTCCAGGTCTTAGAAATAAACTGCCACAAACCAGTCGCAGTTGAGGTTGGATTTTTAGCCGTTGCCTTTCCGTTACTTTCACATCCTATAATTTTTAAGGCAACAGATACATCATCAGAATTAAAATGATCGCTTACTAAATCAGCCCAGGGCAGGGCCAAGTTCCAGGAATCGACATTATCCTGGCAATGCTGATAAACAGCAATATCGGTGCTAGTTGCTGGCAAACTCAAAGTGCAAGCAAAAACTAAGGCTACCAAAAACCTCCTAGGTTAGTCTCTAAAGCCGATAGTCAACAACCAAAGACTTATGGAAATAATTATAGCAATCCCAACAATGTCCTTGGCTGTTCCAGTTAAGGTCAACCAGGCAATAAAAAAACCCAACAAGGTAAAAGTTTGTGCCAAAGTCTCTTTTAAAATTGACTTGATCCAACCAAATAACTTTTTAAACCAGCTCCACTTAAATTTTATTTTTTTAAGCCAGCTAAATTTAAACAACCCTGTTATTAAATTTATTACTTTTTTAATCATCTTATCCTCCTATATGGTACTACAGCAGCTGATACAATTTGAGATGCAATAATTACGGGAACAACCACCTCCTGGCTTTTCTCTTTTTGTTGCAAACTCATTCCTTCATCCAATGCAGCAAAACTAATCTCTTCAAAATCAACTTGAAATATTACGGCAGGGTTCTCAAGAAACTCCTCAGTTTGTACCTCAACAACAGCGTCCGAGAAATTATAATCCTCAACGTCTGCGTTATCCTCAGATGCCGCACGCTCAACATACGAATCAACAGCCTCAGCAACAGCCTCGTCCTCTTTCGCATTTTCAGCGATTACGGCAACATCAGTGGAATCATCTAGCCCCAACACTTCAGCAACGGTCTCGACCTGCTCCTCATCCAAAACTTCAACATCATCAATAGCAGACTCAACAACAGCAGCAACAACCGTAACCTGCTCATCAGTTAAATCTTCAATGCCAACCTCAACAACGTCCTCAATTATTTCAACCTTTGTCTCAACCTCCAGGGTTTCAACATAACTCTCAACAACAACATCAACCTGCTCCTCGGTCAAATCCTCAATTATTTCATCAGGAACTTCTGGGATCACTTCCTCGCTTGCCTCAATAACCTCAACAAGCTCAACAACAGCCTCCTCAATTTCGACAACTTCCTCCTCGGATAGTTCAACATCGACTTCTGCAATTACCTCCTCAACAATTACAACAGGCTCTTCTTTTATTTCTTTGAATTCATCCTCATCAAAAACCTCGATGATTGGCTCAATTTCTTCTTTTTTGTCATTCTCAGGAATTACTATTATTATTTCATCCTCAAACTCAAGGTCATCCAAAAACTCAGGATCCTCCTCCAGGACAACAAAGTCGTCAAAATTTACATTTTCTTGAATAAATATTATTGAGTCAACAAGCTCCTCAAGCTCGATCAGTTCCTCCTCAGACAAATCCTCAACAGGACCGTCAAAGAACTCAGCACCAAGGTCCTCAATTACTTGTTTTTCTATTTCTTTTTCAAGTTCCTCAAGTTCTAAATCTTGAATTTCCTCATCAAATAATATGTTTTCATCCTCAAGGCCCAAATTTTCGCTTGAATTTTCATCCTCAATAACGTCAGTTTTTTCATCATCAACAACAATAACAGAACCATCACAATCGTCGCCTCTTTCAAGTTGTGCGTCAGTTAACGAGCAACCATAAAGCTCCTCGTTTTTTTTTCTTTCATTATCACGCTCGACAGTTCCATCTAAAATTTCAGTTTCTTGGTATTCAGCTACAGAACCGTCATCCATGACAACCTCAACGATTGAAGGTGGCTCAGGTTCAGGCTCCGGTTCAGGTGGTTCAGGCTCGGGTTTTGGTGGCAAAGTTGTCGTAGTTGAACTTGTTGTAGTTGAAGAAGTGCTTGAAGTTGACGAAGTTGACGAAGTGGTCGTCGTTGTTGTCGAAGTGTCAGTGCAAGTATTCGATGGGGCAGTCCAGCTGCCTAAATTAACAAAGGGGAGTTGATCCGGAATCGCAATCGTCATCTCAGCAGTTAAAGTGCTGAAACTATTATCAGTGTCATTATCCGCTCGAATTTTTGTCCTAAAGGTTCCGTTCGGCACTTCAAAGTAAGCCTGCAAGTCTTCTAAAGAAAAAACATGATACTGCCAGGTCAAGTTGGTGCCATGACCAAAAGAAGTTGAAATACAATAAGCAGTAGAAGTATCGATCTCAGAATCAGAAATTGTGAACCAAATAGTGTATTTTTCTGGTGGACTGTCCTCAAAACCATCAGACGAATAAATGCCAACAGTCAGGTCCCCAGTTTCTGTGTCCAGGGCAATTGATTGGTCGTACGGTGGCTGGGTTGGAACGTGGTCTGCAAAAACCGGGATTGGTACAATTAAGAATAAAACCAGTCCAAGACGAACTAAGGTATTAAATTTATATAAAAGGTTTATTTTTTAATTAACCTTTGTTGGTAGGGGTCCACTCTTCAAGACCATTCTGTAAAGCCGTTACAGCAGCAACAGCTCCTGCAACTAGGGCATTAGTCAAAACATCCATCTCGACCATCCCGGTGCCTGATGCTGTTAAGATACCCAAAAATGCTTGAATAAAAGTTCTAACAGTTCTTATGCCGACTTTTATGGCCCAATCTTTAAGATCCATTTGTTTCTTACTCCTTGACATACTTACTCAAAGCAATCGCTGTCATAAAGTCAATCGAGCCGGATGGGTCGAGTCCTTGGGATGATTGAAAACCTTTTATAGCTTCTGTAGTTTCGCCACCAAAGTCAGAATCAGCTCCAAACTTTGGTAAACAACCTGAGTCCCAGGACAAAAGTAAGTTTTGTAAAAACTTTACATTTAAACCTTTGTCGCCTTTATTCAAAAGATGCTCCTCTTTTTTTACAATATTATCATTAACAGGTTCAGGTTTTACCTGGCCTAGATTGGTATATTTA